TGCCATTTTGAAATCCTTTGTTTAAATCTTGTTAAAATATTTATAAGAGTTATACAACTCTGTTATGATGTTATCAGTCTAATATACGAGGGTGGTGGAACATTCCAGATCTTTCTTGACTCTAATGGAATCGTTTGTCCTTCACTCTCTTCATATGCTTCATACGAACCATCTTCCATTAAAATACAATCTACATCATCTCCATTATTTTCCATACCTGCTGTTCCAGATTCACCCACAGTTCTTAATGCTCTTACTGTATCTATTATTCGTACATCTGCAAAATCTGAAATCCTCATATGAACATCTGATTCATGAGCTCCTATCTGAATATTAGTATATTCCATAGTAGTGTCATATACACCAGCCGACCCTGCATCTACATTGTCTGTTCCTGTTTCTGGTGAACCTCTCCTTATTATATTAGGATATGCATATGAAATATTATTCATCCTTGAAGGAGTTGTGTCTGCAATTGCTGGTGCTGCCCACATATACTTGGTTGCATTTGATTGTCTTGGGCCAAGACCATATCTATTTTTCTGTAGACTTGCCCATCCTCCATAAATTGGAAAGATGTCAATGTCCTTATGGGATCTCATTGTCAGATCCCTTGTTGATTGATCAAATGGAGATATTAATAGTACACTTGCAGCTGCACTCAATACTGCTGGTGTGGTAAGTCCAGAACCAACTGTAATTTTAATTTGATCTGTTGATATAGAAGTAACAGTAAGAGTTACAGAACCAGAGGCTGTAGCTGCATGAGTTAATTCTATAGTACCATTATTACTAGACCCTGCTTGAGTAATAGAATTTATTCTTGTAACATTTGCTGGAATTCCTGTTCCAGTAATACTATAATGTGTAGTTGCATTTATATTTAATGTAGTAATATTAGTAATCGATTTGGAACCACTTGTTGTAGTTCCTGTAAGAGTTAGCTGTCCAGAAATTGTTTCATAAGTTCCATTATATCCAACTGTATCCACTCCTGTAATTTGTACTAATTCTCCTAATTCAATTCCATGTGGCCCGTTAGTCTCAACAGTTGCAATAGTTCCTATTCTTGTAACTGAATCTATATCTATGGTTAATGGTGTTTTATGACCAACATGACTACCACGTTTCAGAGTACCAGTACCATGATCTGTAGTACCCTTCATTTCAATTTGACCTAATAGAGTAGTACCATCATCTGCCGTTCCAAGTCTCCTACCAAAAACAGTAGTGATGACTGCTTCAAAGAGACTTGCAAGTTCTGGTGTCGCAGTAGTAATATCCGAAACTGGTACAGTCATTTCCATTGAAACTTTGTTGGTAATACTTACCTCACCGAACATTGCGAAACCAGCTGGGTGAACAGACTTCTTAATCTCTGCTCTCCAATCTTTAATTGCAGCACCAACACGAACTACATATGAAAAATCTTGATAATAGTATGAGTCCTGAATCTTCATCAAAGATTCACTAATCTTACCCTTATCATTATTGAAGGCTCCAGCGGTTGAGCCAACAGTTCCTATTGTAGATGATAATGTGGATTGAGATGTTTCTGAAACTACTGCATAATTAATTGTAGACCCCCTTGTAAAAACTTCTCCTTTTGTATATGTTCCTTGTGTAATTTTAACAGTAAGAATTTGTCTAGTATTATCCCATGCAGTTACTACACCCACAGCATTTGAAGTAGCTCCTGTTATAGTATCCCCGACAGAAAATGCTCCAGCTACTGAAACATCAGTAGGTTCAGCTAATGCGGTATTTCTTGTAACAAGAAGTTTTACAGGAACAGTAACAGTTGGTGCAGTAGAATATCCAGTACCAAATTGAGAAACTTCCACACCTGAAACAGAACCAATTCCAGAAGTTGACCATGCAACAAAAGTAGCATTGGAACCAAGAGTCATTACGGTTGTAGGAACCATTGTAGCACCACTAGTGCTTCCTGTAGTAATGACGGCTCCAAAAGTACCAACTGGATTTGCAATATTCATAACGCCTGGAGATACAGCTGCAATAGTTCCTGTTATTCCACCGGCCTGAGTAACAGTTTCCCCAGCTACAAAATCTCCTGAAGTAGTAAGTGCATAAGTACCCCATTTCAATCTGAATTTAGTAGGAACAACTGTTGGGATTTTTTCATAACCCGAACCTTTACTGTACATTATAATATTAACAATCTCATCTTTTTCAGCATCTATACTAGAACCATAATATCCATATGCTAAATCATGTGGCCCGTCATCTGGTTGATCTCCTAAATTTTCAAAAGTATCTGTCTCTAATTGTATTTGAGCTCCAGAGTATGAATCTGTAGATTCTGTAGCATCTTCAAATATTATATGATCCGTAACCGCTATTCCATACTCACTAGCAATAATAAAGGATGAACCACTTCCATCAGCATTTGCTGGTTTGGAAACTATAATAGTTCCATTGTTACTAGTACCAACAACACTAATAGAAACTATAGTTGTATCTGTAGGTAGATTTCCTCCAGAAATCTTTTGTCCTGTATAAAGTGTAGATGTAGTAATATTTGTAATAGAGGTAGAATCCTCAGTTGTATTTCCTGTTACTGTATGTGAAGTAGTATCTCCTAGTTCCGGCCCAACAGCTCCACCAATATTAGAAACTATTGCCGATGCTCCTGAACCTTCTGTATTAGTATTATCAAAATATAAATAATCACCTATTGCATAACCTGTGCCTGGATTGTCAATAACAACTTGGTCTACTTCTCCTGAACCCACATCCACAATAGAAACTACTGCATCCTTACCTATTGAACTTGTAACTGTTACAGCATCTTCAATAGTATATGCAGATGCTCCAGAAGTTACAGCTGCATCAGTAAGTATAGATTGAACAGTTCCAGAAATTGCTACATCAGCATCAGTATTATCAACTCCTGTAATTTCTGCACCTTTAATAAATGTACCAATTATAGAATCTACATTTAGAACTAATTGATAAACTGTTGTCTCACCTTCTTGTAATTGAAGTACAGACTCTACAGTAGCTGTAGCTGTAGTTGCATCTAAGGCAACATTTATTGTTTGAGAAATAGTTTGACCAACTAAATTATTTGGAGAGTTTGCAGTTGCAACAACTCTGATGACTGTATCAGTTGACCAATCACCAGCAGAGATTTTAAGAAGATTATCTGTGGGGTAAAATAGTTCTGGTGTTTCACCGAACATTAACCTAAAGAATATTTCATGACCTTTCTTTGAACCTTTGGCTCGATACAAGTCACGGATACTCTTTACTAATTTTCTTTTGGAAATTCCTGTCGCTAAGGTATTAGGAACAGCTGTTAGATAAGTATTTCTAAATTGGTCAAAGAAATCAGTAATGGTTTTATCAATATCAACATACTCTAAGAGTTGTTGAATATTCTGTACTGGATTTCCTTGATACTTGGAAATGGTTGCGGTTGCAGTTGAAGTACTTCCAACAATTACTTCACCAACTTGTAGGAATCTATTTGTTTCAACATAAAGAAAACCACTTGCATTATTCTCTGCAAGAATTTCAGCAACAGCACCAGAGGTTTGACCAGTAACAGTCTCCCCCTTTATGAACGCACCATATTGAGAATCTTCAAAAACAAACTTAGTTCCATCCTCATTGAGCATGAAATTCTCTGTCAGTTTATTTTCTAAAAGTACTTGGTCTGAGAGTTGAACATTAGTGAGGGTAATCTTTGAGGCCTCCATGAACTGATAATACAGTCTTAGGAAGTCCACAAAGACAGGATGATCTGCCTTTACGAATTCAGGAAATTTATCTTCTATAAAAGATGAAATCTTTTCATCTAAAAACGTACTCGCCATATTACGATGTGGTGTAATTACTTCCTACAGAAGCAGTTGAACTAGATGTGGTATATCCTACACCAGCAGTTGTACTACCAGCGGCAAACTCATCAACCTCAGCAGTCACCGATGTTGCAACAGTATCTATTTCAATAACTTGTTGTCTTACAGGAATGATGTCATTTGAATCTGGTTTGATAGTTACATCTATTGTATTATTAGTATTGGATGTAGAAGTAATATTGAATGAGGTTAAAACTATTTCCCCTGTAGTATAATTAATAGTTCCTGCAGCTGCATTTGTAATAGTCTTGGTAGTTCCACCCAAAAGGTAAAAGGTTCTAACATTGCCACTACCATCATCATCAATAAATTGTTCATTGGTATTTCCAGACAAATAGAAACCAGAAGATTCTACAACAGTCTGGGCCCATGCTAAAGAGGGATGATAGGCTGCATTATTATAACTAATAGTATATTTGGTTACTGCTGAGAATGTTGGTGTAATAATTCTTTTTAGTTTCATTGTTGCAGTACTGGACAATATCGAAACATCCGTATCATCAATATCTCTTAAAAGATTAGAATGTCTGAATACACTATCGAACTTCTGTAGAGAATTTGTATTAAATGAACTTACTGTTGTTTCAACCAAAGCTTGAATATCTGATTTAGTTTTTTCTGTCAAGGTAGAATTATATTTAGCGGTTATACCCATAACCAAATACAAAACTTCTGGATCAACTATTACTGGTACTATTGAAGCTACATTATAATTTTTCAAACTAGCAATAATTGAATTTTTAGTTGTAGTGGTTAAGGTTGATCCAGTATTGGGGTTAATGGCAATATATACTCTTCCATAAATTGGTGGATCATTATCTTCCCCTCCCCAACATTGAATAGACTTGATATTAGAATATACTGAGGGAACTATAGACTTGTAATCATCTGGTGTTACTGCTCTTCCCTGTGATGCATATTTCAATGGTGCATTAAACTTAATAGAGTCAACCGTTTCAGCATCACCTCCACCAGAAGAACTAGCTGATGCTAATGCAGTAACATTAGAATATCCACCGACTGATGAAGATGGAGTAAATGCACTTGCACCATCAGCAGTACTTCCACTAGTTACAACATAATCTAGAATAACAATATTTCCATCAATGGGTTTTTTACCTATAACTCCATCTCCAAAATATACTTCATATCTTCCTTCTTCTATTTCTTGTAAAAAGTATTTTAAGGAAGTTGAATTAAGGGTTGCATAATCTGTATTCAAAGTATAAACTTCTGTAGTAACATCACTTGATGATGCTTGTACGGATACAACAATAGTACTGGTATCAACAGCTGCTGATGGAATAACAAATTGTTGTTCTAAGTTTGAAGAATCTACAGTATATTGATACCTAACCCTTGTACCTTCATAAATTGAAATCTCACTAAACACAAATGTTCCTGTAGTAGAAGTAGCAGTATGATCTCCAACAGTTACAAATTGATAACTTGTATCATTTACTGAAGTGGTAAAAATTGTTCCTGCATCCATAACTAAAGAAGCTTGAGAAGTTGGAACACCTGTAACAGTAATATCAATAATCGCAGTTGAAGCTTTTGATGATGAAGGTAAGTAACCTAAAGCCTTTGCATGAGAAACAGCACTTGCTCTAGTCAATGCAGTATCTATGAACATTTCATTTGCAAGCATATTTGCATGAAATGCTAAGTAGTGAGTGTTGTATGCCAAGAGATCCATTAGAACCGACATACCAGACCCTTCAAAGTTATAGTCTGTGAATTGTGTTTGTTGTGAAAGAAATGATTTAAAATTATCTTTAACTGTATCAAAGTCTAAATCGGTAATCTCAATTCTTCCTTTTGAATTTATAGCCATGTTATCGTACCGTTTCTAAAATTGTTTGAAATACTTGGAGTTCTGCTGGCAGATTTTCAACATAAAAATAAATACTAACACTATACTTATTTTGATCTACTATAGGAGTACATTCAACATTTTCTACCCTTGCTCTAGGTTCAAAGTTACCAATCATTTCTTCTATTGTTCTTGCTAACTGATTTCCAGTTACAGGATTTAAATTCTCAAAAAGTAAATGTGGAACATTAGACCCAATCTCTGGATGGAATGGTCTGTCATAATGATTGGTTAATAGTAAATTACGAACAGACCTTTTAATAGCAATTACATCAGTAACCGTAGTTACATCTCCTGTAACTGGATTAGCGGAAAAGTTCAAGTTCAAATCTTTGTAGACTCGACTTGACCTTTTCTCATTCTGTCTAGATGCATCCCATGCCATTATAGTGTTACTCCGTTATTTGTGTAGTGGTAGTATTTAATTTTTCTGTTTCTTTATGTTCTGGATCATCCTTATCTTTGAACCAATAATCAGCTGTCTTAGTTAGGATAGCAACATAGCTACCAACTAAAATATTTACGATGTCCCTGTAGGTATCACCAACTTGTTGAAAGAATAGTAAATATAGTAATAAAAGGAATGTTCCAAATACCACTAGACTCAATGTAAATCTAGCCCAAAAGTTTAGTTTTTTACGACCCTCTATTGATTTTGATTGTTCTTCTTTTTGCACTTCTGCTCCATTTTGTTTTGTTTTCATTTTTCACCTCAATTT